CTCTTCTTTGATAGTTTCTTTTTGCATCTCGGCTATCCTTATCATATTATCTCTTTCCTCTTTTTCTTGAAATAATTGGACAATTGATAAAATAGAAGCATTTTGTTTGTTTTTCGTTTTCATGCGTTCAGCACGATCACCCTGTAACTTTTTGGTAAGGTTTTCTATTCTGCCTTCACATTGATGATACTCAGAACTCTTAGCTTTGATGATCTCCGCTAAACGCACAGACATCTCGTTCTGATCGTCAGCGACATCAAACATGTCGTTGAGTTTGTTTAGGTGCTTACTTATAACCTCAAGGTTAATAATCTCTTTACATACGTTGAGATAAAGATTTATCTCGTCAGCTGTTAAGTCTGGCTTATCCCATGTCAGCCTAGTAAATTCCTGTTCAAAAAGTTCACGGTCTGACTTATCTAGATAGTTGTTAGCTATTTTCACAAACCGTGAGTTAGCTAAGTTGATACCTAGTCTCTCCACGCATATTTGATACTGCCTGTTAAGCTTGCTTTCATCTAAGGACAGACCTGTAGCATCGTTTATCTTTTTTACTATCCGCGATGGCGACTTAGGAGGCACATAGTTATTTAGAGCTGCTCCGTCTTGTGTAGGCACAAAGTCCGGGTTAGTTTCTTGTATATAAGATAATACAGCTCTTTGTTCAGAACTTAGAGGTTTGATGTCTCTAGAAAAAACTAACTCAGCTATCCTTAGTGAAGAGACACCCATCCCGGCTTGCTGCATTATAAATTGTTTTTGCTGGTCAGTGAAAGTAACCTTTTTCTTTTTCGCTCTTTTGGTAGTCTTAAAATTTATACCTTGCTCTATTAAGAAAGATCTTACTAGTCTACCCTCTTTTGATCTACCATCTAGTGAATCATTCTCGAAACACTGTTTCGTCAGTAGATTCAAGTCAGTTGTCTTCTTTGATTCTTCTTTTAAAAAGCTCTCTTGTTCAGAAGTCAGTTTCATCTATTATTATATCAAATCTTTGAATTATTTCAGCAGCCCTCTGCATAAACTGTTTCTTTAAGTTTTTAACTTGCCTATATCCAGCTTTGCGCTTCTTCTCGTTTGTTTTGTAACCCATGAACTTAGCGACATCCTCTTCAGAACACTTGTCAAAAAATAACATGCAATATGCTGTGTAGTGAGACTCACTGAGAGTGTTCTCCATGTGCTTGTTTAGCTTCGCTAACGATCTCTCATATGAGAAATCTTGCTGCGGCTTAGAGGATATTTCATGATCGTGATGTTCAGTAGATACAGGTATCTTCAAAGAGAAAGCTTCTGCTTTTTTGCCTTTGACCCACTTCTGACAAATAGGACACCTAGAAGAATCGTGATCTGCGAACTGATGATCGGGGCATGGGTTTACATAGTTGCCATAGTGATTCCTTATGAGATTTTTTATCTGATTGGATATTATAGTTCCCAACCACGGCTCAAGTGGACGCTTCTGATCCCACATGTGCCACTTTTTATATATATGTAATTTAATGACTTGTTTTACATCCTCAAAGTCGAACCAATTGATAGAGTCTAATCTCCACCTTGATTGCTGTCTGCTGATCGCGGCATCTATTATCTCAATACAATCTTCGAAACTTTTACCGCCTTTTCTTTTCATCAATGAAGTCATTTACATCTTTACCATTTCTCCTCTCTCTCCTTGGTTTATCGTTTTCCCCAAATAAAGATCCGAAAGTAAATGTATTTGCATCACTACTCGTCTCTATTTCTACCTTTAGGTCTGTCAGGTCAGGTAGCTCATCAATAGATGTTTCATCATCCTTTAAGTTTTCACTTTTGATTTTGCGTCTAGGTGTCTCAACAGGGGCAGCCGCTTTACTGACGCCATCAAGAGAACTCCCGCACTTTGAGCAAAAGTTTGGCTTAGAATGATTGAACTCTATCTTGTGTCCACATTGTGTGCAAAAGATATGACTCATATATAAAATATATGATAATTAGGGTTTTTTTCTAATTAATTTATTTTGTGTCTAGCCTCTTTATGATGAACTTGAGTATCTCGCTACGAACAATGTCTCTAGATGTGAAAGAGAAAGTGTGGATGCCCATTTCTTTTGATTCATCATCATCGAAGATGTCGAAAAACTCTTTGAAGCCTGTTTTGCCGTTAATATCGCTTTGCATGAAATCCCCACCGATAATTATCTTCGTGTCCTCTCCGATCCTTGTTGTGAGTGTGGTTAGTTCTTTTTTTGTAAAGTTTTGAGCTTCGTCAGCAAATATTAATTTGTTTCTCCAGCTAGCTCCCCTTAAGAAGTTCACGGGTAAGGCTGATATCTTTTCTTTGTTCTTCAGATAGATCATGTCGCCCTCACAGAGTATCTCCTCCATCTTGTCATATAACGGCATCAAAAATGGATCGAACTTCTCTGAGATATCTCCGGGCAAGCTACCCAAGCCTTTGTCCGCACTCTCAACAATACTCCGTATGTAAATTAAGTCTTTGTCAAAGTCTTGCTGCATCAATTGTAGTAAAGCATATACACCCATGTATGTCTTTGAACTACCTGCTGGGCCAGATACAAAAATAATCTTAGTCTTCTCATCTAGAGCTGTTCTTAAAAAACGCTGCTGTTTAGCTGTGAATTTGAATTCGCGCTTCTTAAATTTCATTGAACGGTCAAATGGAGTGGGAAGCTCCAAAGACCCCTTCATGTCAGTTTTTTTGCGAGCCATGATATTTACTTATATTACACAATAACATCTCTTATAGTAACACTCGTAACTAAACTTTCTCCCCCCTGCATTCCATAATTTTCTGCTGTGAGGTTAGATCCTGAGTTTGCGACTATATTTAAAAGCCCAGCTCCACCTAAACCACCACCGAATGGATTTATAGCTCCACCTGCATGATCTGTTAAGGTAAACTTAATATCGCTGGTTAATTTGGTGCCACTATGATTAATTAGTTTGTTCAAGCCTGTTGATTCTATCCTCATCTCACTCTCCACACTATCAACCAAATACTTCGACGCAACTATGTCTCCTAGCCTGTAGACTGGTGTTCTTGAATAATTTTTTGTAAATGATACAGACGATAATACGTTCTCGTCCACGACCTGAGATGTGTTCTCAAAACTAACCGTATGCCCGTAAACCACTTTGTCACTGTCCAGTAAATCCTCAAGATTTGAATCAGGTAGGCTATTATCTCCACTTATCTTATGCAGCCGCGCTGGATCGTAAGATGTAAACTTAGCAGAGAACTGAACAGGTGCAAAAGGCTGAATAGATGCACTATAACTATCCAAGAAACATTTCTCGAATAAATTATCCCCCACTTTAATAGGAAAAAAATTAGACCCAGTAGCATTAGCCCTGTGATGATCTAATAAAAAAGCATAACTGTTCTCCGATGATGCTGGTAAATTAGTATGAACTAAAAAATTAACAGATATCCCAACCTCCGAAGCTCCATCAAACGTAACTTGATCATCTGACTTTATCTCTTGCCCCAACAATCTTTTAGGTGCCATCCTCGTAGGATAATCAATAGATACATCTGTAGCCACTAATGGACTGCCACTTTCAGTTATTATAGATGAGTTCTTTTGCCCAACATAAACAGGTAAATTACTGTATGTCATATTTTAGTATACACATACATAGCCCCGATTATTTTTTTTATTTGCCTTGCTGTGGTTACTTTTTATAGCCGCGATCAATATAAATGGGTAGGGGTTTGGCTTATGATAGATTGAAAAATGACTCCCCCCCGCAGTCACAAGATGTTGTGTAGTTTGCATTTTTGAGTAATGGGGTGGGGTCTGTGACTAAAAAAAAATCACTTTTTGTGCGATTAGTTGTTGCAATGTCGCACGCATACTGTATACTGCTTGCATGACTAAGATCAAGACCACCTACAGGACCACCATCGACTTTCTCAATGACTGTGACACCGTGATCTTTGAATACGAGGGTGTCGAGCATGAGGGAGAGGTCACCTTGCACGACCCCGAGATTCACGAGGACGATTGTCCCGAGGGACACGTTTACATTCTCTTCCCTGCTATCGCAGGACGCGAAGAGTTCCCCTTCGGGATGCCAGTCCATGAGGATGACATAGTCGCTAAGATCGACGAGGACGGCGAGAGGATCGAGCTGTAGGCGCTAAAAAAAAAGAGAAAAAAATGCGATTAGGGCTTGCGCCCACGCTAAAATCAGCTATAATATCCCCATGACTCAGGAAGACATCATGACCCGCCCGACCGACAACTACTATGTGGTGACCGCTGCCTCACGCGCCGACTCTATGAGTCGCGTGCTGGTGGGTGGCACCGTGAACAAGCCGCTTGCCCTCGCTATCGGAGAGCAGCAGATCGCTGGGATGGTGAGCGGTTTCGCCTCACGCGCCGAGGCACTTGAGACATACCCCGAGATGCGCGGCGACTTCATCCCTCGCCCACTCCCTCTGTAACTCACTGATACTCAACGAGTTATGGGCGGCGGCCCCGCCGCCATGCGTAAGTCGTTGATACTCAGTCACTTACGCAGGTAAAAAAAAGAAATAAAAAACGCATTTAGGGCTTGCGGTTAGCCGCGACTCTGCTACTATGTCCCCATGACAGTAACTGATACTACCCCTCGCACCCGCCCGTTTTACATGGTGATCCGCCCGAGCCGCGTTCACGCTGGCTTTTGTCTCCTCTGGTGTGGCGAGGACCGCCACGATTCCCCTTACGGCCACCCGATGGCTTTCGCTTCCCGCGCCGAGGCGGTCGAGGCGTATCCCGATTGGGAGGAGGACATCATGTCCTCATAAGTCCCTAAGCCTCAACGACTTACGTGGGGCGGCCCCGCCGCC